AACCGTAGCCCCGTTTTCGTCAGTGGTTGTTACGTTCGTAAATGTGTCTGATGTCGGCAACTGCCATGCTGCATTAGTGGCATCTTCCGTGTGAATGATTTGATTCACCCGCCCACGTTTCGGCACCCTACCCCATGCCGACCGCTGATCCGCTGTGGCTTGTAATGCCGGATTTCCTGGAAGTTCTTTGACGGATACGTTGTCAACTTGAATGCCTCCTGCCGAAGACCCCGCATTCAAGTATATCCGTACGCCAGTTGCACCTGACGCCCTTGTCACGAGGAATGTGTAGTCTACGTATTCCGATCCCGATACATTTATGATTGTGTTCGGCGAATCAAAATTGCCGGTGCGGGGTATACCCCAAATGAGTGGAGAGCCACCCAATGACTTGGCTCGAACAGTAACTTTTACAGTGTTAGCCGATGTTGTTATATCCTGAAACAATCCGCCCGCACTAAAGGAATAGTTGCTTGTCGCTGTTCCTGAACTCCAAACATTTGTGGCACCGCCAATGGCAGTCCAACCAGTTATATTTGAATCAAACCCACCATTCGTGACCAACTCCGGCCCAATGCTACTTCCGCTTTTCAAATCGCGAAAAATCTCAACTCCGCTTCCAAAAGTCTCAATCGCGATGGCGGTATTATCCAGCGAGGGAATACCCATCCAGCCCGCTTGGCCGTTGCCGAAGAGAAGGCCGCGAAGCTCAGAAAGGTCATTTTTCCTGGACCTCAAAACCGTGGTCATCAGATGTTGCAAGTTATGACTCATCGCGGCTTCCGACAAAGAACCAGAAAGAAAAAGGGGCGGGCAGTGACCCGCCCCCGATCGAGCCACAATACTAAATGTACTGAGCGCAAGCGTACCAATCGATGGTCGGTGTCATGCCGGTCGTTCCATCAACTTGCATGGTCGCGATCATCGGTGCCATGAAATCGTTCGGCCACGGAGTTGCCCCCGTTACCAAAGAAGTCACGCGGGACGCAGACACTTCCGCGCCATTTACGAAGACCGAAAGGGTCTTGGTTTGGCCCGAGTAGCGGAAGCCCAACTTGATGTAGGTGTCCGCAACAAGGGTTGCCACGTCAGCCTTACGGGCAACGGTGCCGCTGGCTCGTTCGTAAGCCAGATCGAATTTATCACCGTCACCAGAGAGCTTGTGAAAGCCCAACAGACTGAGTGTCGTTGCCAACGTGTCTGCGGTCTGGGTGATAGGGACCGACACGGCCGCTGGAGCAACTCCAGCAGCGCCAGCCAAACCGATGAAGATGTCACCGATGTTGTCGGCGATCGTGTTCACCTTCAATCGACACTCGAACGCCAAGTCCTTGCTCATGCCCGGAATGACAGCAAACGGGAACGACCCGAATGGTGTCAATTCGTGACCACCCCATTGCAGGGAGATCTGGTCATTATCCGCCACACCGGAAGTCGGCTGAAGGATAATCGCGCCGATACTTGTCGGTGCGACACTGGCAGGGGTTGGGGTAAAAGCCACGTTCGTCAGCAAGGTGCTGGCGGTTTGGTAGGAAATGTAGCGGTTGCCACCACTGTGGTACGAACCAGTGTTCGTACTGAGCGCGCCGCCAAATCCCACAAAGTCATCGAACACGCCGATGGCTGGGTTTCCCGAGGGAGACGTGAACGGCCCCGAAGTCAGCGGAGGCGCAAGCCCCCGCCACAGTTTCGGAGAGAACAGTCGTCCGTCGTGAAGTTCGCTATAAGTAAGCATTGTCATAATAAACCTTCTGCCGCATTAGAATGTTTGCGGCTGTCACAGTAGTCACCGAAACAAGGGGTGTTTTGTTTTACGTCGCCACCCCCATACGACGCTCACTATCAGGCGGTTAAGCCTTACGCGGTTTCGGTCACGGTGTTGGTGCAATATCCGCGGAAGTTGCCGCGACGATTGAAGCAAACCAATTGAACCGAGTCATCCATGCAGCGAACGCGAACGTTGCTCATGTCAGGATGCTGGAACGCCTTTCGTTTGCGCATCTGCCGGCCAGCAGCGTAATACGCCCGGAAAGTCGCCCAGTTGACACCCAAAATGAGTCCGTCCGTTCGAGCGTTGGGACTGTTGGAGTTGGTCCAAGCAGGCACCCAGTTCAAGGGAACGCCACGGATAAACACGGTTCCACTGCGGGCGGCCATGTCGTCACCGATGTTGTCGTTACCGAGCTGCAACAGCTTCCGGCCTTGTGCCAAGACGCTGTGCGTCGTCAGCAATTCCCAGTTGTGCTGCTTCTGGTCCACGATGTCCGGCCGTTGGACCGGAGGCGTGAAGCTGCAAAGGTCCATCGAGTTGATGACCTTCTCAACAAAGTCGTTCCGGTTGACGTCCACGTAAGGGAACGTCCGGTTACGCCATTGTGGGTAATCCGTGCAGGAGATCCCACCGACACCATTCGATCCCCAGCCAACAGGCTCGAACCCATTGAAACCTTCCAGGGCGTTGTTCTCGGTAACACTGTCACTGGTGGAGGTGATCCACCACAACAGCGAAGCCGGCGAGAAAGGTGATTGGGTCGGGCCGACTGGGCCACCACCAAACATCAAGTCTTCCATGCCGGTGTAGAACGAGGTCATCAGATCACGTTCCATCTCTTCGATGTAGTCGTAGATCTGACGGCCGCCGGTGCGGAAGATCTCTTCGTCAATGTCGTAGTGGTAGTTGTTCGTGGTCAGCGCCCACTTCAACGAACCTTCCGACAAGGTGTTTACGCGAGTCGAAGAGTCACGGTGATAGAGACCAACAACTTGGAAGTTGTCGTTCATATCGACTTTGACTTTCCACTTGCACTGTGACGTGCTCATCGTGTCTTTTTTCAGATTGCCCGAAAACAGACGCGAGGCGTACTTGTACTCTTGCAGCTTCAACGACAAGTCTTGTGCTGCTAGGTACTCTTCACCAGCAAACTTCTGGTGAATGCTATTGACGAAATCGTCAATTTGTTCAATTCCTAGTGCCATGATGGCAACTCCTTATGGGTTATGCCCGCTCAAGCTCTTTGTAAAGCCGGTCCGCTGCTTCCCGAGGATCTTCACTCGGCGGCAACGGCTTCGTTGGGCTTCCACCCATGCGAAGTTGGCTTTGCTTACTGATCTTTGCGGTTTGTTGTTTGAGACGTTTCTTGGAAAGTTCTTCCGCGAATACCATGTTGGCAACGCGGTCGACTAACTTGTCAGTGAGTTCCGTTGAACGACCAAGTCGCTCGAGGCCGATCAACTGCGCATTCACTGCTACTTGGAGATCACGGCGCCGTTCGAGTTCTTTCTCCGTCTCCTTCCCGGTCTTACCAAATAGCTCGGTATGACCCAGGGCATCGACAAATTGATCGAACTCTCGCTCTTCGGCCTGGACGCTCACTTCCTCGAACTTCGCTTCCAAGGCTTCCAAACGCGACTCGTAGTGGTCCCGCATCGCAGTAAATTCGTTGATGACTTCCTCGTCGTACAAGTCCTTGTTCAACGACACTTCGTACCGAGTCTTGCTCGGCTTTTCTGGTTCGGGCTCTTCCTTCTTGACGAACTTCCCTTTCTCATCTCGAGTGGGCTTCTCTTCCGCAAGGGTCTGTTGCCCTGACTTCAGAGCTGTCTTGCCAAGAAGACGCAATGCTCGATCCAGTTCCTCGCGGCTGGCAAAGTCCTCCAAATCGGATTCCTCAATGCCGTACGCGGCTACCTCGGCTTTCAGTTCGTCCGTCACCCATTCAGGTGCGGTCACTTCGCCGGATTCCTCGCCTTGATCAGGGGCGGTCTCACTGCCGGATTTGTCCTCGGCTGGTGTTTTAAGGGGCGCGGCGGTGTCTACCACGATCGCCGCATCGGACTTCCGGTCGCCTGCTCGCTCCTGCTCCACTTCTTTCGCAACGCTCTCAGCGAAAGCGGCGATCTCTTCGGAAGTCATGTTTTCGTTTAGTTCTTTGGTCATTATCCAATTTTCCTAATCTGAGTACCCGCCGTCGTTGTCATTGAATCCCCGCATCCGCAAAAACTCTTTGCGGGCCTGACGGCTTGTAAATCGAATCTGCCCGCTATCCAAAACCGCGGCCCCTTGGATGCCATGCTTCTTGATCAGCTCACGAGTCTCGCCGACCTGAGCCTTCATTACCCCGCAGCCTTCCGACACACAAGGGTCATGCTCGCTGTAGGTGTTGGCCGCCATCGGCGGCGCCTCCAGCCAATTGGCCTTCGGGGGCATCAAGCGATCAAGCTCTTTCTTGGTTACGGTCCGCCCTTTGTATTGGTACGTGATTGCGCTCATTTGTTACCCTGCATTGCACGTTGTTGGGGGTTTACGCTGGATTTACCGCCCGACATCAAGTCGCGGATCAAAGTGTTGGATCTCGCTTGATCGGTTCCACCTGACGGCACATTACGTCGGATGGTCTCGCGGCTGGTAACTGGACTCTGCCGGACAGTGTTTTGATCACCCCCTAACATGTCTGTTGGGATCGCAAACGAGATGAACCGCTTGAACTCCGGTCGATTCTTGAGTCTGGCAATCTCGTCGACGATCGCTTGGGCATCGAGCGTGGCACCGGACGCTTGGAACATTGGCCACAACGGCGCGATCTCACGGAGAACTTGAAACAGCTCTTGCAGCTTTTGCTCGGGAGTCTTGAACACCATCGAATAGGGTTCAACTTTGAACTCGTAATCTTCGAAGTTTCCTCGGCGCAGGTCCGGCGTCCAGTCCGATCGAACTTGGATACCCGTGTTGGCCACTTCCATTGACGACTTTATCTCGAGCGTCTGATCTTCCCACATCAAACGGCCGAGATCCAAAATGCAGTCGGACGCGAACGACACTACAGCCATTCGCATGTCGGCGACGTTCCGTGAGACATTGCCGTGGATCAACTCTTCTTGGCCGAGGGTGGTCGCTTGCTGCCCGAGACCACCCATCGCTTGCAGATTGCCAGCGAATCGGTCGTATTCCGTTTGCAGGAACGTCGCCAAGGCCATGTCGCGTTGGTCTACCCCACCGACTTCAACTTGTTGAATCGATTTTGGATCGCCCATCTTGACCCATGAATTCCGGGAAGCTGTTCGTATCCTTTCCGCATCGTCGGCACCGCCAGGCGGGTAGGCATTGACGACTCGATGGGCGTCCGAGTCATCCTCCATACGACGATGGAGGCGATTTTGCAGGTCGTGCATCCCTTTGAGATTGATCGCCGGCGATGTCGGGATCACGTTGTCAGGGGTGTCACCAAGAGACAAGAACTTGTAAGGGCCGGACTGAGATCCGATCCACTCACGTTCAATGAGTGGCGGTAGCTCTTGGTCGCACGCCATCGTGACGATGGAGTTGTTCTCGGCGATCCAGATGTCCATCAACCAGACCATGTCTTTTAGGTCGTCATCTTCGGCACTGCCATGGTCAGAAGCCATCCCGCGAACGGTCCCAACGGAATCGTGGTGCTCCCGTGACGTAGGCTTGAGCTTGTCTTTGACCTTCTTGTCATAACCCGGCTCGGACATCACCTTTTCGTAATCCGCGCGGTAGCGATGCCCGCAATACCGCATCTTGGTCAATTCTTTGGCCGGCATGTCCAAGATCAGGTCGTCGAGCGAGACGCGATTGAACCACGGTTCGCCTGGATCGAGCCAAACATCCTCTTCGGACTCAAGCAGGCCATGGAATCGCGTATCGGTGTCTCGCATCATCACGACGCCACACCCAAGGCAGAAGAAAGCATCCAAGAGAATGGCGCGAAACGTTGTCTCCAACGACATGTCGCCAATGAGCTTGTTGAGGTTGATCTCGAACCGGCGGGCGAATGGGATGTTTTCTAAGGCCGGAGTAGAAACCAAGACTTGCGGGTTGTTAGCCGCCAAGGCGACCGTGTAGATCCGAGCCGTCTGGTTGATAAGATTGACGAGCGTCTTATTTTCAGCGCCGCCTTCAGAATACCACGAGCCAACGTAGTCTTTGATCAGTGCCCTGCGGACACGACGAAACGGCTCCAATGCGGTACGCGAACTGCGTATCGCACTAAGAAGTCTTGCGCGTTTTGTGTCATCAGCTAAGTCAAACATCAGTCAGTTCAGATATGTTGTGGCAAAATTTGCCAGTTTCATTTTCTGAC